AAGAAAAGGATATAGTAGAATTCGGGGTTGAGGACATTGTTCGCTCTGGATTAGTTAAAGAATACATTCTTGCTAAAATGGAACTTAATTTATGACCTTTACTCATTGTAATTTTCTTGGTGATCTTGAATTAGAAAAGAAAGAAACTCCTGGATGCCGACTGTATCATCTTCCTGATGGTCAGTGGGTTCCTTCTATTACATCAGTGACCTCCTTTTATAATAGGCAGATCTTTATTAATTGGCGTAAGCGAGTTGGTATAGAAGAAGCAAATAGAATTACAAAGAAGGCAACTGCTCGTGGGACTGACTTCCATGAAGTAGCACAGGCATATCTAGAGAATAAAGAACTTAACTGGGATGATTATAGACCAGCAAGTAAGTTTATGTTCCATCATGCAGCACCATATCTGGACAAGATAAATAATATACACGCTATAGAAAGAACCCTTTACTCTGAGTACCTTGGTCTTGCTGGTAGAGTTGATTGTATAGCAGAGTATGAAGGTGAGTTAGCAGTCATAGATTTTAAGACATCTGAAAAGATTAAACCTGAGAAGTGGTTGGAAAACTATTTCGTTCAGGAAACATTTTATGCAGCAGCTTACTACGAACTAACAGGTATCCCTGTCAAAAAACTTATCACCTTAATGGTAACTCCTGCTGGTGAAGTAAAAGTATTTGACAAAAGAAACAAAGGGGATTATATTAAACTTCTAGTTCGTTATATTAAAGAATTTGTATCTAACAATACTGGGACAGATGATGCCAAAGAATGAATTAGAAAAAGTTTTAGAAACTAAATTTTTCTGTCCCGCAAGGTTTGCACAGGAGATTGAAAGTCTTGTGCAGGTTAATAGGGATATGAATTATATTGATGCCATTGTTTATTTTTGTGATAACAATAATATTGATGTTGAATCAGTTCCTAAATTAATATCTAAACCACTAAAAGAAAAAATTAAATACGAAGCACAGGAACTTAACTTCTTAAAGAGAAGTTCCAGAGCAAAACTTCCTATATGAAATGATGCCTTTTGATGCATACCGTTGTTATCTCTCGTTAAAGAATCACTTTACTAAAGACCACTACGATTATATAAAGTATCGTGGTAAGACAAGAGCAACTCACCAAGCCTTCTATAAGAGAAAGGATAGATTTTGGTTTGAGAAATTTGCAAGACAGAAGAATGATAAAGAGGTAGAAGAATTTTTTGTATCTAATTTTGTAAGCACCACAGATCCTGCAACCATGTGGATAGGTGATATGATAAAGAATGGAGAAGCACGATATGTAGATTGGAAGAAGAAGGTGCAGTCACTTTCTTATGTCTTTAAGGAAGAAACTAATACTTTGTTTGAGGATAGTAAGGTTGATGATGTGTTTGATTGTTCCTCTGGACACCCTCCGATACTGAAGAGTTATCTAGGTGGTAACACATCACTTGAAACTATGGTAATATATGATATAATATTTGAGTATGGAATAAACTTTGACAAACAACTGAAGGATCCTGTGTGGGAAACCGTCAGTCGTAAGATTAAGAAGTATAAACCGTTCCTAAATATAAATGTAACCCATTACAAAAAAATCTTAAAGGAGATAGTTATTCATGGCTCTTAGTAATGCTGATGTCCTTGCCAATTTGCGAGAACAAAAAACACAACTAGAACAAAGTTTGGAAAGTAATCGCACAACATTATTAAAGGTGTTGGGTGCTATTGATGTTCTAGAACAAATTGAAGAACAGAGTGATGAAGAAACACCTGCGGAGGAAGAATGAGTTTCTTTGATTCAGAAGTAGTGAGAGCAGAGATGGCAGAGGTTAGTGAACTTCAAGAAGAAGTTTACAATAACGTCTTTAAGTTTCCATCGATGCCTAAAGAAGATCAAAAGTATCATGTAGAAGTGCTTGAGAAACTTCTGGAGAAGCAAAGAATCCTTTATACTCGTGTCAGTTTATCTGATGATCCTGAAGCTAAGAAAATGAAAGAACAAATATTAGAAGGAGCAACCTCTATGGGACTTCCTTCTAATATTGATATGAACGTATTCTTTAAGAATATGAATGAAATGGTAGAGATTATGAAGAAACAGATTGACAACGATCAATTTAAGATGTAAACTGGGTATACACAAAAGCCAAATCTAAAAACAAATCTAATGTCATTTAAAGACCTAAAAAAACAATCCTCTCTAGGATCTCTAACCCAGAAATTGGTTAAAGAAGTGGAGAAGATGAACACTACTAGTGGTGGAGCAGATGAAAGACTCTGGAAACCAGAAGTAGATAAAACAGGTAACGGTTATGCTGTTATCCGTTTCTTACCAGCACCAGAAGGCGAAGATATTCCGTGGGCAAAAGTTTATTCCCATGCATTTCAAGGACCAGGTGGTTGGTATATTGAAAACTCTTTGACCACAACAGGTGGCAAGGATCCAGTTTCCGAATACAATCGTGAACTCTGGAACAGTGGTAATGAATCAGACAAGGATGTTGTTCGTAGACAGAAGCGTAAGCTTTCTTACTATGCAAACATCTATGTCGTAAAAGATCCTACCAATCCTCAAAACGAGGGTGGAGTATTCCTCTACAAGTTTGGTAAGAAGATCTTTGATAAAGTAATGGAAGCAATGCAACCAGAGTTTGAGGATGAAACTCCAATCAATCCTTTTGACTTCTGGCAAGGTGCTAACTTCAAGTTGAAGATCGTCAAGAAGGATGGTTACTGGAACTATGATAAGTCAGAGTTCGATACAGTATCTCCACTCCTTGAAGATGAAGATGCACTAGAAGCATTATGGGGTAAAGAGTATTCTCTTGCTGCTGTAACTGCTGCAGATCAATTCAAGTCATATGATGACCTGAAGAAGCGTCTTGATTATGTTCTAGGACATAAGAAACCTGCTCGTCGTGTAGATGAAGAGGTTTTTAATGAGGATAATAGTCGTGGTTCATTTACACCAGACTTTAATGCTCGCAAAGAACCAGTCGCTGCTGCTCCTGTAGCATCTGCTAGTTCAGAAGAGGATGATGCTTTAAGTTACTTTCAAAAGTTAGCTGACGAGTAATTACTTAAACAGTTTAATATTTTCTCCTTTAGATAAGGTTTTACTCACATACTGAGTAGAACCTTTTTTATATGGCATGATATCATCCATATCATCTTTCACAATATTTACATACCTTTGCTTGAGTAGGAATATATTTCTTTTTGCGTCTTCAATTTTAGATTCATATTCATAATTGGTTATTGGCACAGCAATATTTGATTTAGTAGTGTAACCAGAAACACGAGTATCATAAAAGGTAACAGAGTAATCTGATTCGCATGTTAATCCTGCTTTAACAATGACTACACCTGAAGTATTCTTCACTTCAGTTGTTTCGTAGTGATGAATTTCACCTATTCCTACAACACCATACTTATCTACTAGGTATCTATCAAATTCATTTGTTAATAGCGGCCATTCAGTTTGCACATTAAGAATATTATTAGAAAGTAATACTAACCAATCAAGGTTGGAGTCACTATAAAAATCAAAAGCAACATTGTCAGGTCTATCATTACCTTTGATTTTATATTTGGTAAAGAGAGTTAAGTCTTGAAAGATATCTTCTCTTAATTTTCCCCTCTTGAATAGGTTCTTTACTGTAATGTAGTCTGATATTTTAGCATCGGGAAGTCTGCTAACATACTCAAAATCTGGAACTTTGCTGAAGTAGTTTGACATTTTAATAACCTATTTCGTCTTTGGAGAATGATGCATAATCATCATTAAATACTGGTTCAAGTTCAGTAAATCCTAGTGTCATTTGATATTTGGTCATGACCCCATCTTCAAAGGTTGCATAGTTACCATCAGGTGTGTATTGAAGAGCACAAGATTTTAAAGCACATTCCTTAAACTTATTTAATGCTTTATGATCTCTGCTACCATTTTTATATTCTAACTTAAAGGTATGTGGTGACTTTAAGAATAGATTAGATTCAGATCTGATAGGAGACATTCCTTGTTTAAAGAATCGAAGAATGCGAAGTATAGTTCTACCTTCTCCTGCACTTCTTGCTGTAAAGTTAAAGGCAAAACTAAAGTCTCTTAATTGAGGACCACCAAATAATAATTCCATGTTAGGATTGATTACCTGACCAGTGGTTCTTTGCATAAGTGCTTTGCTATCACCTGTAGCAGCACCTGCAATAGTTTGTGTTATTGCACTTTTTACATCACCTGCACCAGCTCCAAGTGCTTTATTAACTTGATCTCTTGCTTCTTCTCCTGCTTTTGTAAGACCCTTTGTTATACCAGTAAGAGCAATACTTGCAAGTGCCATTTGACCTGCATTCATTTCACCACTTGCCCAGTTGACCTGATTACTATCATTGATTCCAGCAGGTATAGGTAGAACTACTCTTCCTATACTTCTTCCACTAGTAGTTCTTTGAGATCCACCAAATTGTCCTTTGTCACCACCAAGACCTTTAGACACATATTCCATCATTGTAAAGTGAATTGTATCTTGATTACTTTGTCTTAAAGTAGTTGGATAAACTAGAAGAGTATCAAAACTTTTTCTTGTTCCTGATGCAGCATTACTTGTAACTTGAGTTTGAGAATCTACTTCTTCATTTACACCAACACCTTCACTATTATCTTCTCCTCCACCTGCTCCACCTCTATTGTGTGTGTTGTGACTATTAATATCTTGGTTTCCTTGTCCACCTGCAGGTCTTGCTGAGTC